CTGCTGCGGGTTGCTGGAGGTTCTCTTCAGCCATGTCTGTAGCCAGGCATCACGCCTGGTTGAAAGTTACGCAGGTAGTATGCCTATCAGGGGCCAAGGTCGTAGGGATAATCTTGATAATTTTGAGTGTCGGCTGCAGAAGGGTTCGGATCGCCGGGGTCGCAGCATTCGCAGCAGTAAGAGTCAACATTCGTCACGACAATAGACACAATCTCAATGCTTGATGGGTAGGGGTAGAAATAACAGTAGTCGTTTATAATTGTATTTCCTCCTCTTCTTCTGTAATTCAACCACCTAACCTTAAAGTATGCGCCTGGGAAAATACGAGGGTCAGAACATAAATAGCTACTACTGCCGCCAGGATTTTTACAGAATCCATCACGCATTTGGATAAGCGGTGCGTTATAAGATTCAATTTCTGTATAGGTACTACCATCAACATAAGTGATTGTCTGCGTATACCGAAGGAAGGGCTCTTCCCCGGGCCTGATGCACGTAATCGGTGCGTCGCAATTGCACGTCTCCGGGTTCCATACCCCAGGGCTCGTACACTCATTACCAGGAGAATACACTTCCCCGGTGGCGCATTTTTTCTTTGGATCGCATTTGCTGAAGTCAGGAGAATTAGGCAAAGTCATATCAGCGCTCCCATTTGCGAAGGGGGCATAGCGAGTTAGGATCTCCCCCAACCCAAGTCTTTGCCTCCATAAAGCATCCACATTCGGAACAACGCTTAGAGTCACTCATAAAAGCGGGGCAATTTTTGCATGTCTCGTAACGCTCTTCACGAATCTCTGAAGATACTTTTCCGTGATTGACGGCCTGGCCAAGTGTTCTAAGTGCACTTTTTGCCATGTCAGAATATGTAACCTTGACCTCTTGCGGTTGGCTTTTGGTCGAAATGATTTTTAAAAGTTTTTTATTTCTTTCTTGCGGCCACGCCGAACAAGGGCCGGAAGGGTAGACTCCTGCAGACTTTAACTCCTCTTGGATGTTCATAGTCGGGCGAAAGCTGGACTAGAATACCTATTAGGCCTCCAAAGGTAGCAAGACTATGTCGACTTGAACAGTAGAGGCTGCTCCCGACTTGTTTACAATTTTAGCATACAATTCCGACAAAGGAGTGGACTCGTCATTGTAATAGCCAGCGGTCGGCGTTACTTGAACAGTGTCAGCGCCAGTCGTAATCACTTCAAGAACGACACCTGACCCTGCGGTCGGGTCGACTGTTTCCAGTCGCGAAGAATCCGCTGTGCGTGCAGCAATAGTGTTATACAAAGTCACCCAAGCAGCACGATCGGTCGTAATTTTGATAAACTGACCAGACTTACCGGTGGAGCTGAAGGTAGCATTTGCAGCCGCGCCATTAGCAAGACTAGCCGTAGTCTGGGTTACTGTCGATCTTGCACTCGACCCTCCTCCTCCTGAAACCGTGCCTGGCTCCCATTGGCTATTGGCGTTATCCCAAACAAGCGCCTGCCCATCCGTAGGAGCAACGGTTGTTGTATCAACATCAGATAGATCATCAATAGAACTGACCCCTGCAGTCTGATCAACCCAGTCCAGGTTGCCTGAACCGTCGGTCTTCAACACCTGATTGGCCGTTCCCGCCGTGCCAGGGAGTACCAAGTCGTAGGTCGCTGCCGCAGAGTGAGGAGGGGACGAGATGCTTACGCCATGAGTATTGGTCTCGCAGTTCAATACAAGCTTGCCCGAATTCGTGTTGCCTCGTACAACAAACGAGCCAGTTCCATTCGCCGCAACCTCAATGTTGCCGTTGGTCGTCGTAGTGGTAATGTAATAAGTGACTACGTCCAGGTCGGCAGATAAAGCCGGTGACGGATCAGATAAAAGGATGTCACCAGGCTCCCATTCGCTGTTGACGTTATTCCATTTTAAAAGCTGCCCATCTGTTGGCGCGGCCGTAGTGGTGTCGACATCCGAAAGGTCGCCAATCGAAGAAGTCGACAGGTCAGCGGTAGCTTTAGTGAGAGCACCGCCTTCTATGACATATATTGCATTTTCGTCATTAGCGTAACAAATCTCGCCTTCTTCCAGACTCCCCACATTCGAGGAAAGATTTGAATAAGTACCACGAGCGACCTTGACTGGTACGCGATACGAAGGAACTGGCATATCAGTCAGAAAGCTAGACTAGTATTCCTAGTCAAAGCTTCCCCCGTCAGCAGCCTCGCCATCAGAGGTTCCAGTATCAAAGTCTCCCCCTCCCCAGAAAGCTAGGCCACCGCTTCCGCCGCCTCCAGAGCCGGATATCGTGACGATACTGCCCGCTGCGTCTACTGTGTAAAGCTGGGCTGACCCAGTCTCTCGACCGATAACCAGCTCACCCTGTTGGATCTCGTCCGTACCACCGGAGCCAATGGCCGTCTCAATGGCAGCCTGAGTATCCGTAGAATTCTTAAGTACGATACGATCAGGGAAAACGGCCATACCTAGCAAGAAGCTAGGCTAGGCTTCCGACGGCTGACCTTCTTTCCTACGGAGAGCAGGCCGGATCAGGGGCGCACGCTCCGTACGAACAGAGCTGGCAGTCAGGACAGTCGAGGTGACAATTGCAATCAGCGGGCTCGCACTCTGGAGGCAGTTTGCATTTTTGGCAGATAACAACCGTTACATCACCGTCGTCGTGTTGAGCTGTGATAGAGCCAACCTGCCTGTAATCGGAAGGGCATGTTGGCGCGCTACCTCCAGGCTGTCCGGTTTCAGTAATGGTCTCACATTCCGGGGCGCAAGGGTCTGGCGGCTCGGGCTCTCCACATGCTTGCTCACAGTTATCAGCAATACAACTGTTGGTGTCGAATGGATTCTCATTGCAAGCACTGGCGCAACACCTGAAAGTAAAACGTCCACAAGAACATGGATAGTTAAAAACAGTGATGCAGGTTTGACAGTTCGCGCAATCGTACTCACAGGTTCCGTCTTCTTTACATTTACTGCACTGGGAACATCCGTTACCCCCTTCACAGAAGCACGGACCACCCTCGGCAATCGGTACGCACACCGCCGTGATCCCTTGGACGACAGTGCATTGCTCGCATTCTGTGCACTTGGATGATTCATTGCAGCCCTCTGCCGCACGACCGTTGGACTTGAAGAAGCTATCACAATACTTCTGACAACGACCCGGAGGTGGACATTTACCGCAGAAGCACTGAACAAAGCCCGACGAAAGCCTGCAACACCTCTCACCACAACAATTTCCCGGGAGCCCTCCACCACCACCGTTTCCGTTTCCACAGCCGGGCTGATTACATCCCGTGGTTCCACCGCCAACCCCAGTACCGCAGCCCCCTCCACCGCCTCCTGGATCGCCGCTCCCGCTTCCGCAGTCCTGACTCGAAGAGCCGTTCAAGCTGTCGCCTGTCGACGAACCAGAGCCGCCAGGAGGCACGCAAGAGCCGGATATACACGACCACCCAGATGCACAGTCATTGGAATTGCGACACTTGTTTATATTAGAGCTTTCACCACCAGTATCATAGACTGGCACGTTTTCGTTAATTGTATCTCCGAAGTTGCCGGAACCTATAAAATCAAGGGCTGCATTAATCCTGCTCTGACTGCTGCCTGATTTATTCCAACGATCTCCAAAACCCATTACTTTATCAAGCAGCGGACTAGGTTGCCAATGGACTGTAGAACTCGGCGTTGGGATCCCACCTTTCCCCCGTTCTTGTGTCAATGCCGAAGCCCATGGGCCTTACCAGTTTCCATTCAAGTGTGCTGTTGATCTCGACTGCTATGTATAACTGAGCGAACTGGTTGTTGAAATCTGGCCTGTAAACAAAAAGCTCACCCTCTGCGGTAGGCAGCTGCGTGTCTACGGAAGAAGTCGTACCCGTGCCTGAGGCCTGGGTTGGGTTGAACTCTCTGGGGCTACCCGGCTTGACGGAGCTTTGGCTCCCTACAAACAGAGGAATACCTCCTTCTTTTTCTACAGTTCCCTTTACAGCCAGTCTTGCACTTTCTATTGCCATCAGACCCTAAGCCAGCGAAGTCCAGAGCGGTCGACCACGTAAAGCTCTACGGAATCGGAAACAGAATCATGATACCCAACCATTCTATTGGGAGTCTCAGGAGGATCGTTGAGGATGTCAAGGCTAGGCCTGACTGCCACAATCTCAATGGTCGTATTTGTAACAGTAGAGACGTCCTGGGTTGAAACAAAAGATCTGTTAATTGCCATGACTAAAACTTTGAGTAGTAGATACCGTTTGCATAACTGAGCTCAACCTCTGTTCCAGCCGGCAAGGACACAAAACCAATAGGCTTGCTTACGTAGTCCTTGTCCTTATAGGAAACAATACCTTCTCCTCGCTCGCCAAGTTTCTTCCAGTAGCCGGTAACACTGCCCTGAAAATCGCCCTTAATGACAAAATCAGAAGCCCTTTCCTCCAGGCTGAGAACCCTGTTGGTGAGACTAAGCTCCTGGAGCAACTTAATGTCCATATCAAGCTACTCCCACGTCATATTGCTTTAGGTTCCAATAGAACACAGCCTCGCGACCTGCTGTCAGCTGCACGGAGCTGGTAGTCTGAGCCACTGACATGATCTCCCCGTTGTCGGCCGCATTGTCGTAGATCGTACCAACGTTAAAAGAAAGACTTCCCGCCGAAGCTACAACCGCCCCAGCTGCAACCAGAGTTGACTCCAGGATGGTCAAAGTGTCGCCGGCAGTGTAGCCATAACCAGAGTCACGGATGGACAGAATGAAGTCAGTAGAAGCAGCGCCGCTGTTTTGAACAGTCAGGTCAACAGTAAGACCAACACCAGACCCACTTGTTGAATCAATAGGAAGATCAGTATAAGTGCCGTCAATACCCGAAGTTGGGACCGTGATCCCAGTAACATCTAATCCAGTAACGTTCCCGGAACTCCAACAAAGCGCTACATGACTGAATCCTAGAGTTGTCCCACCTCCGTCGTGAGCAAAAACAGTGGACTTGGTTGCGAGGCCAACGCCTCCATCGGTATAAGCCGTTAAATCTCCGGTAGCGAAAGTGACTATCTGGCGAGCGTAACCACCAGTTCCAATAGTAACCTCATTAGCAAGGAATGTGGCATCGTTGGTTGTGCCAGGTGTATAGGTAACACCAGGAGCATTGATCAACCTGGCTTCTAAGTATTTATCAACGAAACGGTCTGAGACCTGCTCAGTCACCTCGAAAGAAGAAAGCTTAGCTGCGATAGCCATAAGGTGTTGCCAGAATCGATGTAGTCTTCCTATGGAGCAGGAGCGAAAAGGTCTTCGTCCACGACAACAGCGTTTGCAACAACCAAGTTGCCGTCGTACTCGATAGGAATACCACCATTCCCATCCCCATCAAGCAGATCCCCAGGCTCGACCACCAGACCCGCTACAAAGCTAGTAAATCCCATACTAACTTTTGTCGTAAGGTCGGAAGGAGGTATCAGGGTTACTCCATCGGCGTCTCCATTCGGAGTCAGTACAACGCCCGTGCCAAAGTAAACATTGACCTGGAATATGAATGCCCCGTTGTCCACGTTTGTTTCATTGTTGACTACGGGAGGATTGGTGGCGGGAGGAACTGCAGGAGAGCCTCCTATACCACCTTCCCCTAGATCTTGGCCCACCCCAGTGCCTACCGAAAGATCTGGAGCAGAGTTACCTACAAGGTTATTAGGAAGAGTTAGTGTGCCATTGGATTTACCTATCCATATGCCATTCGTTACGACAGCAGCTCCGCTCTGATCGACACCCCAGGTACAGGCATCCATCCTCATCGCCAAGAGCTCATCGTTAGAAGGATCGTAGTACCTGAATGGTCGACCTACGTACCAGCCATCACAAATATCCTTTCGAAGGTTCTCGCCGATTTGCTGACCGAAAGAATCGCCTTTTACAAAGCGGCTAATATAGTTCGAATACGCCTCAACAGTTGAATCGATTTCAGCTTGAGTTTCATACAAAAGAGGCATTGGAATCGACTCTTCAAGTATATATGGCCCAGACTCGTTTGGTGGTTCAATGTAACGACTTCCAAATAAAACAACCTCTGTAGACTGTTCTTTTGTATCCGTAGTTGCGCTATTCACCCTGTCTGGAGAAACGTCTAGTGTTGCAGTAGTCGTCGAAATCCTTTTTGTTGTTGCAACGATACCGTTCAAGGCGTCAATAGTATCAAGACCTTCAGAAATTCCAGTGCCGCGACTTATGTTGCTTGTAAAAGTTTTTGTCGTCTGAACGTTTGCGTTGTTTTGCTTGAAATACTCTGTAATAACACGCGATGCACGATAAAGCTCGGTCGTACTAAGGTTTTGGTTGAAAACTTGAGGCACTCCATTTGCATTCCCGGATCTCCAGTCATTTGGTTGAGCAGCAGAAAGGGTGGTAGCATAAGTATCTTGAACTGTTTTAACCAATTCATTTGCATCGCCATAGTAATTTATTGATTCTGTGTAACCCAACAAGATCTCCTCCAAGCCCTCCATTGGACAGCTGCCATTCGGATTGCAGGCACTTGCGTAAATACTGCGGCAATATGCATATTTATCCGCAAAGTACTGCTGATTAGCCTCGACTGCGGAGCCCCTGATTTCGGAATAAACCCTAGACACTTGACCGGCGGGAGCATCATAGTATGTGGTTGTAGTTTGTGTCCGGGTTACAGGAATATACTGCTGCTCCTTCCTTAACTCGAACTGGTCGTTGCAGGAGGCATAGACAGGGAAAGGTCTGGCATTGTTCTGGCCGGGTCCCGAAGGGGCAGGCGGAGTATTGCCACACGAGTCTGATGAAGTCCTAGACACTGACTGTTCGCGCCCTTCACTAGCCGAGCGAAGCGTGTTAAAAAGTGTGGTTTCGTCGACGGTTGCACTTGTAGGCAGTACTCTTACGTACTGAATAGCGGGATAGGGACTCCAGTATTTGGACTCATCAATAACAGTTTCAACGAATCCAGTATTGTCAGTGGCAATTGTGCTGGAGGGGACCTGGTACTGAATATTAATTCTGTCGGGGATAGCGGCAGTGCCAGCCAAGGGTGAGACAGAAGTTGACGTCACTCCTGCAATGGCGACCCATTCTCCAGCCGCTGTACTGCTAAAGGTGTCTCCGTCAAAAAACGTGCGCGTTTGTAATACTCCTTGATTGTCTTGATAACAAACCTGGCCAACACTTGCAAAAGCTGCAGACACATTCGAAAATGTGCGCTGAGCGGTATCAAGAGTCAGAGGAGAAATGGCAATCAGATCATCAACTTCATCCGTTAAATTCATCAAAGCTAGGCGACAACCGAGCTCAACTTGAATCGTATCTGTCTCCAAGTCGTAGCTATTCGAAATCACATACAAAAGGCCACGCGGATGACGCTGTGTTGTACCATCTGGGTAGGTTATTTGAAGGATGACGGGTGATCCGCGTCGAAAGGTGTTGCGATCATAGTCCTCAATGTCGTTTGAGCCAAGTTGTCGACCGAGAACCAACTCCCCGGTCGTTACAATACAACCATTTTTGTAAGCAGTATTATCGCTTGCCGTCCAAGACGATAAAGATGAAGAGTAGTCTACTCCTCCGATTGTTAAAGAAGCAAGTCGTGCGGAATTGGCAAGATAAGACATTTATCAGACCTCCATCAGGCCAAAGCTGACCAGCGTATACTTTGGGCTAAGTCTTACGTATGTAGGAGAGACGGAGAAGACTACACTGGCATTAACCTGTGAGCCAAAAGTCGTATCAGCAATACCGCAAGCAACTGCAAGCCCAGCAGCTCTGTCCGTATCCCAATCCCGAAAAAGAGAGTCGATTTCTTGAGCAATAGCAGTAGTAACCATGGTGCTTATTGCCCACATATATTTCTGCCTGTACGCTGGTCCCGTCAGAAGGCTTGAGCCGGTAGCCGACTTCTCGAAATTAACATTTTCCTGGTAAGTACGCGGCATATCAGTACCGCCAAAGTTATCTATGATAATATTGTATACAGGCGAGCCCCCACTGGGTGTAAATGAGATGCCAATCTGAGACATTGCGAGGGCCTAGCTGTGGCTAGGATTCCTAAGCTACGCCCGCAAGTTTCTTGTAATAGTAAACAATCTCTTTGGTCCTTGGTCCAGCAAACTGATGTCTGTTCGTCCTAACTGCGTCACGGAAATCCTCTGAAGCCTCTGCAAGGGCCTCGAAGACGCCATCGTAGTCACTCTTGAGGATTGATACCACCTCGGTTGGTTGATCATCCCTATAGGCGTCCTGGAGGGCCATGTAGGTATACGCCAGGGCCACTCGTAGCTCCTTTTCGCTAAGTTCGTCCAACGGGCACTCCCTTAGGCCGGGACCCCCGGAGGCCAAGGCTTCAGCTCGAAGGATTTCCGCCGTATCTTCGGGGGAACCAAAATGAAACATTTCCCAGGCTTAGCTGATCAAGAATACCTAACCCGCTTTAGCTTAGCAAGTTGGACCATAACGCTATTGGCTGTCTGGTTCGGGTTCGACGACTGGATCGTCACTTGATTGCTGATATTGTCTCCATGAGTGATTGAAGCAGGGCGACTCACTACACCCGTTGCACGCATGCCCGGAGCCTTGTTGATATTCACTCCGCCGGCAGGGATGTCAAGTTGATTTGTCAAGTGAGCAGGAATAACAGTACCGCTAGAGGGAGCTTTCCAGGTTCCAAAGGTAGGGGCGTTGATCATACTAAGTTTGCCACTAGCGCTCAAAAAGGCTTCTTTACCTAGTTCGTTAACAGTATATTTTGATCCGCCGCTAACAGGTCCACCAGAGGCCCTGGGGGATGGAGTGCTGGAATTAGCTGCGGGTGTTTGTTCACGCCGACGAGCCGCGTTAACTTCGTCGATTTTGATCTTTAGTTTTGCCGCCTCATTGGCCGCATCGGTCAGTTGACCCTGCAAGTCCTTTACTCGCTGTTGTGCTTCGCTGTAAGCATTGGCCGCGCCTCTTGCAGCGCCCGCCTGTGCGTCGACCAAAGAAGGGATCTCAGCCAGGGTGACCGACATCTCTTGGTTGGTTTTAAGCGAATCAGTGAGGATCTTGTCGTATTCTTTTTGCTCTTCTTCGAGATTCCGAGTGTTTTCGACCTGCTTCTCCAGCTTTTTATTCAAAGCATTGGTTAGATCTTTAAACTTTTCCTTCTCTTGATCTAGAGCTTTAAGGTAATTGTTCTCGCTTGCTTTTAACGCATCTTGTTTTTGGATTTGAACATTTTTCTTGTCAATATTAAGTTGTTGGATTTTATCCTGTCGCAGCATCCGCTCTAGCGAAGCTTGAGCTGACAGTCTTTCTTTCTCGCTAAGGTCTGCGCTACTAGCCTTCTGCGCAAGTTCTTCTTTACGCAATTGACGCAGTCTTTCTTCCGCCGGTGTGCGCTTGTTTAACGCATCAATCTCGGCAGAGATCATGGCCAGTTTTTCGTCGAAAAGAGACGACACGAGAGAGCGCTCATCTTCATAGCGATTCTTCATCACCTCTTTGACTTCTTTATATGTTTCTTTTTCGTTATTAAGAGCAGTCTTGATCTCCTCTTCCTTTTCCTTGGAAGATTCGATCTCTTCAGCGTAACGATCCTTAATTGCCTGCCTCAACGCATCTACTTTTTCCTTTTCCTCGTCAAAATTACCCTTAGCTTCGCTCAGTTCTTGCTTGGCCTCCCCGATCTCGACCTTAAGGAGCTTCATATTTCCTTCTAGTTCTTCAATCTGCTTGTTGTACCCTGCAATCAACAAAGAGTCTCCACTTTTGGCCATTTCCTGCCGTAAGATTGCAAGCTGCCTGTTGTATTCTTCTTGGGTAATCTTGCCTTGCTTGCGCTGGTTTTCAAGGAGTAACATTCGGCCATCAAGCCTGCTAAGTTCTTGTGTGACTTGCTTGACAGCGTCACCGGTATTCATGATCATATCAAAGCCTTCGTTGAATGCACGGAACAATGTTCCACCCAACTTCTTCAATGCTTTGAATGCATCTGGCACGCCAGGGAGGTTTAAAATTGCATCCTTAAGTGCGCGAAATCCTAGCACCAACAGGTCAATTGCTTTAAACACCAGCTTAACAACCACCAAGATGCCGCGAACAAAAAGATCGGCAACCATTCCGAGAACGTCGAAAAATTCTTTGAATTCAGCTTGTATTGCAGGCAGGTCGTTTGCGATTGAAGCCATAAACTGAGTAGCTCCAACCCAAATACGCTGGAAAGACTTGCCGATGCCAGAGAGAGTCTCAATCAAAGACTCCATAGTTAAAGTATTCAAGTTGTTTACGATATTCTGAACCTGATTTGCATTCAGGTTGTCCATACGCTGCTGGACTTCGCCAATTGCACCTTTCAGGTTGTTAGTCATTTCCTCGCTAACTGCCACAAAGGCTTCCCGGAAAAGATCGGCAGTCACCTCCCCATTTTGCATGGCTTTATCGAGATCATCGATCCCATGAGTTGACTTCAAGTAGCCAGCAATCTGTCCTCGCAGCGCACCATCGAGTTCAGAGAACTGTTGGTTAAGTTCTTCCGACTGAAGTTTGCCCTTACCCATAACCTGCGCAAATGCTTCTATGTAACGCCCCGATTGCTCTGAATTCAATCCAAGGGTTGTAGTACGAGCAGACAGGGCGGCCATGACATCACTACTGTCCTTCAGAGATCCGCCACTTTGCAGGATGGCGGGAGTAATACGCTTAAAGCCTTTTTCAATGGTAGAAAGTGACGCCCCGTACTCAAAAGCAATTTGCTTAGACGCCATCAAGACTTGCTCTGACTCTTTTGCGCTGAGGCCGAAGCCTTGCATTGACAAGCTCAAGCCTTCTATTTGCTTTACTCGATTAATCAGAGGGTCGACTGCACCTTTAATTGCCTGGAAAGTTGTGACAACTGCCGTTCCTACCATTACGATTTGGTTCAGAGCAGCCCCTCCCTTCAAGAGTCCGTCCAGCCCAGGCACTTTGAGTTTAGCAAGTGCTAACAAGTCTCCATTAGCTTTTGCCAGCTCTATGGAATACTGCTTAACTTTGTTGTTGGCTTCGCTCCACTTAGCATTGGCTACCGTGATCCTTTGACCTTTACTATTTAGGACCTGAACGGTTCTGGCTATTGCGTCACGCTGCTGTTTGGCGGTATTTACCTGCTGGCGGAGACTGGTAACCGAACCCTCTTCTGTTCGATTTTTCTTTTGAATTACTTTGTCTAATTTGTCGTATTCAGACCTGGCTTGAATTATCTCGGCTTTATATTTGTCTAGATTATTGTCAAATTTAAGTGAAATTTTTTGTGACTTAGTGCCGCCAAGGATATTGTTGATGGCATCTTTAGCCTCCTCAGACCCGGCCTTTGCCTGGCTCCATAGTTTATCAAACTGACGCTGAGCGGATTCTGTTTTCAGGTTTATGTCGATATTGTACTGAAAACTGTCTCCAGCCACGGCCCTAGGAAATCAACTGGCTTAGGCTTCCATAAAAAAGAGCCCCTTTCGGGACTCCTGGAACAAGCTATAAAGCAAGGCCGCCAATCGGACTGATCAGTTACCAGTGTTTTCGTCGAGCTCAACAACGTACTTGCCGTAACCAGTCAGACTGCACTCCCATGACACAATGGAAGTAACCTCGTTGGATTCAGTGTAACCCATCAGAGTGCCGTAGCCGTAAACAGTCTCAACGGTGCCAGTGGGGCCCACGCGAGCAACTTTAACACGCAGACTGTCGGCAACAGTGTTCTGCTCAGTGAGACGCAAGATCTGGTAGCCAGCATCCTTGAAATCGGCAATGCCAGCCAAGGTCATCGTCCAGGACTTGGTAGTAGCCACAGCCTGGTTAAAGCCGCTAGTGGTGTCGTCGTAGGTGTAAATATCCTCGGAACCGGTATCGGTTTCAAGGGAGGCCTGGGTCAAACCAAGAAGCTTGACGGGCTGCATAGTGCCGTTTGTAGGCTCAGCAACAGGAGTAGCGCCCAAGCTGAAAACACCATTACTGTAGGTAACCTTTTCATTGGCGGCTACGACAGTGGTTGTATCAATAAAGTTAGTGGCGCCGGTTCCGATGCCAGCTGTTACGCCAGCAAAGCCAACGTCGACGGATTCTGCCTTGAGGGGGATCAGATAAAGATCGTACCCGAAGGCAGCAGAGAAGTTTGCCATACAAAAGAACGGACCCAGGTCCGCGTGAAGGTACCTCGGACCCTCTACGGCCCGTTATTACTATTCTTCCTAAGGGACGAGAACTGGTTTGTCGCTAGGAATCATAACTTTTGTCTGGACCTTAGCAGTCAGCCCATCGGGAGTGGCGACCACTTCCATTGCCGATGAACCTGAAAAAGTACGCATAATGCGCTCTACAGCGCTAGTTACTTGGTCTCCAGTAGCGCTACCCCAAGCGATTACGTAAAGATTCCAGTTTTTCTCGATATTTGTAGAGCCATAAAAGTCCATGCGCCGAATCTGAGCCGTGTCATGAATAACAATTTCCAGGCCATCTATTGACTTCAAGTCTGGCATGTCTGCACCAGGAGTCACAATGCTGATTGCAGGGGTGGTCGAAGTGTTGGCCTTGAAGACATAGCTGCCAACTAACGCCATGAAAGTAGCGTCGGCAACCAGAGTGTTGTAAATAATTTCTGGAGTCGCAGGAAAAGTCTGAGCCATGGCGCCAACTCTGTACAAGCCTAGTGTTCCTGCGGGTATACTAGATCAACAACGCAGAAAAGCTTATGCTAATCGCTTTACCCAGCATTTTTTCTGGCGTTGTTACCGTAATTCGATGACAAACGCTAGTTTTCAAACGCTCTTTGAGCGCCCACAAGACTACGTTTATACCATGAATGCACTTACTTCGGCCGAAGCAAAGCGGCTCTGGAGGGCCGGGATTAAAAAGGCCTGGGGAGACCGCTGCGCATACTGCGGGCAACCCCCCATCGATGATAAATCCTTGACGATTGACCACGTCAGACCTCGAGCGAAAGGAGGAGAAGATAGGACCTCTAATGTAATTCCAGCTTGCCGTCGATGTAACCAAGCGAAAGGGAGCGAGGAATGGATTGCCTGGTACCGCATACAGCCCTATTACAGTGCATACGCAGAACTTCGCATCAAGAATTGGCTAGAGCATGGCGTCGTACAAGATGCCTCCGACGCTGATACCAACTGGCTAGAGACGCTTATCAACCTACCAGGCACGTAGGTCGTGCCCCTCTTCTGCTATAATCTTAGTGGAAACTTCGGGCAAACAGATTGTCACATTGGTTCCGCAAGGTGAACTCGCTGTTCTTATTTGTTTGCTAGCACTTTCCTGGGCAATCAAAAGTCCAGTATAACCTGTCGACGTCTTAGCAGGCGCCAACAGGATGAAATCTTCTCCGATGAAGGCCAGCAAGGAAGGCTCTGGACCCCCTGCACTGGCCGCAAGCTTGCTGTAGAATGTGAGAGCCCAAGAAGGCATCAGGCGTCTCTTGATGAGGCCTAAAGCCGCAGTACCATACCTTTCGGCAGGCATGTCCTGAGAATCTCTTGGTTGATACAAGTAGAAGTCGTCAAGACTAAAGGGCTCTTTCTTCTTCTTGGGGTCTCGCTGACTATTTGCCGTCAAAGACATTAACATCGAGGTGGGTCTTTCCTCTTCATGCAACGTTATCTGACGCATCTGAAGACCCATTGTGTATGCTTCAACAACATACTCATAAGGAAGGTCTACAAACTTATCGTAAGCAAAGTCCGAGTCTCCAGGAAAAATCCTTTTAAGCTGCCAGTAAATTTTTCCTAGATCCTCATTGACTAAACCCCTTTCTACTTTTTTTGAAGGTTCTCAATTTCTGGGGTGACCTCCTCATCCTCGTTAACAAGAGCGTCGGTAATTTTGTTGATACTACGAGACTCTTCTTTCTCGTAAAAATCGCTGAGAGCATTTACAAGCTGTGGGTCCAGGTCGGACAGGTCTTGAGCCGTGAAGTCCCCCTCGACGCGATACAGAATCATGCAAAAAGCATGGATAAGTCTTTTCCGCTCTTCCCCAGCCACCATAGAGGTGATAATTTCAGATATTTCGTCAGAATATTCCTGCTGCACCTTAGAAGCAAGACCTCTAGAAGTTTTACCCGAGAACAAAACGTTAACCGTTTCGTATGCCTTTTGCATATCAACCTTGTGGGAAGAGCAAATCTTACGGCAAAGGTCAACAACTCTGGAAGTAATATCATCCTGAGCAAGCTGACTATTGACAAAGGCTTTTTCACCGGCCGTTACATAACCTCGACGCTCGATCTCGATAATTCCGCAGGTCTCGTTGCCTACTTGCACTATCTCCGGTTCAATCCTGGGAGCAACAACAAAAGGTAGCTTAGCCATAGTCGCAATAGAAGCGCTCTAGAGTACCTATAGGTACCCCTCGTAGTACTGGTTTAAGTCGAATCTCTGCACAGGACCATTCCCCTCAAGGGTCGCAGTGACCCAAGGCCTTCCAGGAAGATAGACCTGGCTAGCGCTTGAGTTTCCATACGGCATAATATATCCGCCATAGTGCACAAGCTTGGCGTAAGGAGCATCGTAAGAAATCTTGACATTGCCATTCTCCACGGCAATACTTAAAGAGTTTCGAAGCTCCCCGGTATCAATAATATCCCTGACTCCACTGCTCCACCCCCAACTGGCTGCCATCGCAGAGTTCAACGCCGCCTCCAATGGTCCAGCAATCTTCTCTGTTGCCTGATTGACGTCCTTTGAAATCTTGCTCCTCATCCCCTCAAAATTGTCCGCATCTCCGTCTTCAATCTCTATTTCTAGAGTATTACTGAGATCAAGGGTTGCGTTAATTTTTGGCAATGACTTGCTGCCGACCTTCAGCAGGCCTGAAGTAGCCTTAGACCAAGCCTCTGCAAAGGATCTCATTAGTTTTGTAGCTCAGCGCCGGTGATCTGAATTTCTAAGCCACCAATTTCTTGGTAGATAATTTCATCAATACCTTGGCCACCGAAAATGCCGCTAGAACGTTGAATCTTAGCTCCATTCATGATCGGGTCCTGGCCAAATCTAAACTCGCACTCGGTTCCAGTAGCCAGCCAGTCAAATTGAGTGGTGACCTGAGTCCAAACAAACCCAGTTTCATCGCCGGCTTCTAGATCGTAACCAGCAGGAACTGTCGTAAAATCCAGAGCATATCCGCGATAATAGAACTGATCACCAGAACCTCCGGGCATCATACGGCCATCAAGCTGACTCTCCAATGGCAGCTCCTTAGAGCCCGACGAAACGCCGCTGTACTGCGCCCTTTTAATAAACAGGCGTACCAGGTAAGATTCAGCCGCTCCTGCCACTAGACGGCCTCCTATAGCTGTTACAGTGCCTTCACCGGGTACCAGTAGTCGCCCGTTTTGATAAGGGAGTAAGGGAGACGTACTAGCCATAGCGCTTCCGTGTTCCAACTAGTCTTCCAGTCATAAAAAAGGGAGGGTGTACCAACTTCCCTCCACTGCGTTATGAGTAGCTCGCTTCGCTATACTCAGCGGCATTTTGAGCAATTTTCAATTTCCCCACCCAGATATTTTACATAAGCTGCATTCACTGGTCGCCAATCATTGCATTGCTTACACCATACCTTGATTACATCATTGTGTTTTGCCAGTTCAGTCATCAACTGGTTGACTTCTGGACTGTTCTCGGGATGGGGTGTCATGAAATTGTCTCAACTTGATACAGTGTACCGCTTGGGCTATAGGCGGACCTCATTAGCCCTTACAGGTCTTGAAGGTACCCGCTGGTCATAGGTAGTCCCATGGAACAGTAAGACGCCTGTAAAGCGCCACAGGAGGGCTCTCAGGCGGTCCATCCACAGATGGTCGATATCAGAGTCGTTCTGACTACCATCCTTATAAGGCCTGAACGTAAGCTTGATACCCCTGAACAGGTAAACAGCGTTTGCAATAGCAGATGCACGAGGCACATGCCAGTCATGGGTTACTACAATAATTTCATCAGGATCATAGTTATTCTTAATGAAATCATACGTATATGTAAAGTTTGTAACCGTATCCCAGGCTTCTGTATCATGTTTTACGGTAATTCCAAGGTTTTGATAAAACCCAACAGGGTCTCCGCCTTCAGATGATACCAGTACAGAAGCATCTGGATACTCTTTCAAGGCCTCAATCACCTCAGCGCTGCGACCAATACTGCCACCAAGGTGCAAAATTAAGCGTTTCATAGTCAAGAACGGATTAAATTTGTCTGACTATAGCCACTCCCAGGTAACATGCCACCAAGACAAGAACAAAATGCCATATATTGTGCAATTTCAGCCTGTGCACGAGCCATTTCCTTCTGCGCACCTGATGGCGCACCAACACCATCTGCCTGCCACTCCAATACATCAGCCTTAACCAGGGTCTTACCTTCAGTATCAGACAAATTCTGGGTACTCTCAGCGGTTTTGGCTGCTTCATATTCATCCAAAGCAGCCCGTACATTCAAAACTGCCTGAGGACTCATGTCCTCAAGTTGATTACAACAGTTCTGAACACATTCTAACGTATAACTGCCAAACGGAAGCAATAATGCCTCAATGATACGCAGATCATCGCCTGCTACCCAGTTGCCAGAGACGTCTAAAGCCATGATCGGCATAATATATGATCAAACCTAGGGTTCCAGTCAGGTATAATGAAACACCCTAAAAGCCCCTGTAGCCCTAAAGTTGTGTTGAAATATTCCCTCGCCCTCCTCCTCGCAGTACGTTGCCAACAGAAAGATGCCGTACTCCAGTTATTAGGTCAAATATATCACTCCATGGAAGAAGATCAGGCAAAATCTACAATGAATCGCCTGATCTATTTGATGGAACCAGCAGAACGTGATTGGCTTAAATCCCTGGCTTAGGTCCCCCTCGGAAACACTAGCCCGGAACTTGGCCTAATAGTACCCCCACCGCCTCCTCCTCCAGGACCCTGAAAAGCCTCAACCTCAAAAATACCTGCTACAATCTCAATACCTATAAAACCCGTAGATACTGTCCGAATAGTAGGAAACGTAGGACTATCAACAGCTGTAATAGCAAGCGTTACATCAGCAGCCATAATAATTAACTTAAATTAGGTTCACTTGTCCCCATGTCAAATACTAGCACCGAATTACCGGCAGTATTAATGGGCTGTAAATAATACCTCGAATTTGTACTGTCAAGAATTAACTTCCCATCACTAAACCCTAAACCCGCATACCTGCTACTACCAGATGCACTATTATATACAATAGTACCTACATCACTCTGAATATAAGGATAAACAGGAAAAGTATCATCCCCAGGTGTAGTACTAGTATTAGTAGTGGCCGTTGATATCCCAGATCCCCAAAATACCGTAGTGTCAGCTTCCCCTACATCCCCAACAGAACCCTTACCAATTAATGGAATCAACGCTGCCTCAAGTGAACTCGATTCAAACGCTTGCGGCCAACACCTACCATGTAGCCACTGATCATCACCATGGTGCATTGGAAAAAATTGACTCCTCACTGTATTCCCACTACTCGTCCATCCACTATCCTCAAATAAATATGCCTCCGATGGCGCAATCTCAGCAAATATAACCCTCTTACCCCTCGTTACAATAATTGAATTACTATTTACATCACTAACCCAAAACTTCCAATCAAGATCTACTGGATCTAAATCAACAGTAACTAAATTTAATGTGTCAGTACCTAAATCCCCAGGTACACTCGTATACGTTTGATCATTATACATGCTTAAATTCGTAGGTGATGTACTCCCCCAGTTCACCCAAAAATACTCCACATAACTCGCACCCGTTACTAAACTATCACTACTCCTCGTCCAACTCCTCTTGAAACTACTCGCATCTGGATGCGTACTTACACTGATGTTAGTAAACCCACTTAATACTGTGTCGAATAAATACACCATCGCCGTGTGATTATCCGCATTACTACTCCACGTGATA